CACGATGTCGGTAAAGACAGGCACGCAGTCGTTTGTGCTCGGTCACTGATACGGGAGGCTGGAAGAGCTAGTGCGCAACCTACAGGCTTGGCGTGAGGTGCAGCAGTCAATCGCACACAGCCTCAAGACGGATGAAGTTGTTATAAATCCTAGCAGGATCATGCGTGTGGCCGGCACAGTGTCATGGCCTAGCGAAAAGAAGAAAGCCAAAGGTTACACAGACGAAATTGTAACCATGCGTACGCAATTCAGTACGGATCGTGATCCAGTTCCGTTTGAGCGCATGATGCGTGCATTCCCAAAAGCTGAGAAAGCAGCGGAGGTGGCGTTTAGCATTGATCTGGGCAAGCAAGCTATGGACAGGGAAATGGCGCAGCAGGCGATTATGTCAGGCGACGATTGGCATCATAACGTTGTGCGCCTGGTAGGGTCATACGTTGCAAAGGGATTAGGCGATGCAGAGATCCACGCCATAACAGATAACTTTACGCAGCCGCCGTTTGATGTAGACGACACACGCAGAGAAGTGCAGCAAGCCATAGATGGTGCGAGGGCCAAGGGGTGGACGCCTGAGCCGCAAATAACGCCGCAACAGGCGATACAAAGCATTAGCTTTGAGCCAGAAGCGCTGGCGGAGACAACGCCCGATAAAAAGAAAAATATATTTTGGGCAGCAGAGGCGCAGCCGGTGCTGTCGTCAAGTTATTTAGTTAAAGGGTGGCTTGGTGCGGAGCAAATGAGCGTAATTTATGGCCCTTCAAACGTGGGGAAGTCGTTTTTCGCGTTAGATATAGCTTTTCACATTGCAGCGGGAATGCCGTGGCAGGGTTGCAGGGTTAGGCAGGGGCCAGTGCTATACCTCGCGACAGAAGGCGGCAACGCGTTCAGAAACCGAGTTTATGCGCTGATGCAAGCGCACAAGATAGACAAAGTTCCTTTAGCAGTGCGCGCAGCGCCGGTTGATTTATTAAGGCCAGAGGCAGATGTAAAGCTAATCGCGGAGCTATGCCAAGAAATAGAGCAAGAGCATGGCAAAATGGCGGCTATATTTGTAGATACGCTGTCAAGAGCGATGGCGGGTGGCAACGAAAACGGTCCAGAGGATATGACGGCCTTTATTAACAATGTTGATGCGTTGCGGGATTTTGCAAAGTCTCATGCTTCAATCGTCCATCATTCGGGCAAGGATACAGCGCAAGGCGCTCGGGGTCACAGCAGTCTCAGAGCCGCGACAGATACCGAGATTGAGCTGGAAAACAGCGAAGGCCTACGCACTGCAACAGCGACGAAGCAGAGAGATGTAGAGCCACGACCTCCGATTGTATTTCAGCTAAAGGTGCATGAGTTAGGCAGCGACGCAGACGGCGACCCTGTAACGACCTGTACAATCGAGGCAGCCGACGCATTGGATGTTCAAGACGCAAAGAAAAAGAAACCAAAGGGCAGGAACCAGGTTGCGCTAATACAAGCGTTCAATCAGATGCGCCAAGACGCTATTGGAAGTCCAAACTCAGGCGGTACAGGATGGCCCGAGGCGGGGATGTATTGGGCGATTGATGTTCAAGACTTCACAAGCTTTGCGAAGGGGAAACTGGGAGGGACGAACCCAAGGGCGGCGTTCCAAAAGGCTTTGGACGGCCTATTAGCGAGCGGGTATATGTCGCAAAATGATGGATATTGCTGGATCTCAGCCAAGGAAGGCAGAATTTAATGAAAATGCTATGTGCATGAAAACAAAGGATAAGTGTGTAGAAAAAACTTTTTCTACAAGGGTGTTTTTGGAGTGTTAAAACTGGGGTAGTTGTAGAAATGTGTAGAAAAGACGAAGTTATTTATTTTCAATGCTTTAGGTGTTGTGTTTTCTACAATTTCTACACTTTTCTACACTTTTTCTACAGAAGGCTAGAAGTGTAGAAAATGTAGAAAATCCCTTTAGGGTTTCTACATTTCTACAGCCGCGAAATATTAAAAGGTAAGATTGGAGGAAGATTGTGGATATCGGTGGTGTGAATAAGAAGAAGCCTCGGAAGGCAAGGAAGGCGCAGCAGTCGCGGCGGCCAGTTCGTCAGAAGAAAAGTGATCGGCTGCTGCATGGGGATAAAGAACCAAATACAATTATGTCTGATTATGCTTTAGCTCCTCTGGATCGTCTGGCTTTGGATATGGATCGGAAGTGGGGTATTGATATGCTGCCGGAATTGGTTTCGGCAGAGACGGCGATGAAATATGGTTCGGCGATGACGAAGCTGAATTTGGCGATTAGAGATAATGATCCGGCTATGGTCCGTGAGAGGGCTGAGATCTGCATGAGAGGTCTTGTCGCGATGGATAAGGAGGCGGAGGCGTTAGGCGCTCAGAGGGCGTCAACTGATGTCTGGGAGGTTGATATCGACGGAGAGGCTTACGGCATTATGAGAGATGGGCGGTCGTGGCAGACGGTGAAAGAACAGCGCCCAAATTTAGAGTTGGTCACGTTACGCGAGGTCGGGATTGCTTTGCAATACTGGCATAAGAATAGGATGGTTAAATCGGTCAAAGAAAACTTTCCAGATGCAGATTTTATCACTACAAATAAAAGTCTTGATGATGAAATACCGTTCTAGGAGGAAATGATATGAACGAAAGAAGCAAGGTCTTGGAAGAAGCTATCAACCTGATCAATGGGGATCGTGAAAAAGATTACGGAGCGCCAAGCAAGAATTTTCAGACGATTGCTGATATGTGGTCGGCTTATTTAGGGCATAACGTTGAGGCGCGAGATGTATGCAATATGATGGCGTTGCTCAAGATAGCTAGGTTAAAGAATGGGCAGCATCGCGATAGCAGTCTGGACGGCGCTGCATATTTAGCTCTTGGTTTCGAGGTCGGAGAGTGTTAGGCTGTTCTTGCATGTAACAATCTCCCAGTTATTTTGCTCCTCCTCAACTGGCCTGCGCGAAATGCGTGGGCCTTTTTTTATGGTGATTGCAGTGGATGAAGATCAAGAGGCAAGCAGATTGGCTTCAGAGGTGTACGATTTTTGCGCCTGGCTTATCGAGGACGGGGCTGATTCAAGCTCTTTGATTATTGCAATGACTGCTGCGCTTGTTCACATCACAAATGAACATAACGAGGTCAAGGAGCAGACTACAGCTCTACTGAGCAAGATAACGTTCGGCGGTGGGGGTACGTTGCATTGAGTGCGAGATGGCACCGTGTGGGAGCTTACAGAGCCTCTGTGACGCTGCCACGCGCGCACGGCGAAGCACACGCGCATGCGCGCGTGTCACAGAAGCGCCTAAAAATCAAGATTGAGAATGCTGCACTGCCGCGAAACCACGGTTTCTAGGCGTCATATCTGCTAAGTCATTGATAACGTTGACATCTACATTTAACATAATGACTATTACGCGCCTTTGGCCTTAAATCTGCCGTGAAATCGCGCCAGACCCCCCCCGCCGGCGGCTTTGGCGGTGGGTGTATGTGTGTAGCAAAACGCACACACGGCTGACCCCCCCATACCCCCTTGCTTAAAAACCATCCCTGCCATAAAATTTCCCAAAATATAGGAGGCGGCTTCATGGCTGGCAAAGCACTTCGCAAACGCATACTGTCGGAGGTAGCCGACAACGGCGGCGCAGATTGGCTGTATGACCAAATCGCGTCTGGCGTCACCGTAGCTGAAATGGCTCGGCAGTATGGCTGCACCCGCAGCTACGTCAGCCGCGCGCTAAACAGCATCCCAGAATACAAGGTCGCTTTAAGTGGGGCGCGTGAGGAAGCAGCCGACGCTTTAGTGGAGCAGGGGCTAGAGATGGTCGATCAACTCGGCTCCACAAGCACCAGCAACGAGATCGCCGCCACTCGCGAGAAGGTCAACTTCCGTAAGTTTATGGCTGGTAGTATGAACCAGAATAAGTATGGCACACGGCCACAGAACAACGTCACGCTGTCAATCGGTGACATGCACCTGGACGCCTTGCGTAAAGTGAACAGCCAAATGGCAGCCATCGACGCCGAGGATCGCGAACGTGAAGCCGCCACCATCGACGCGACTTATGAGGAAATGCCCAATGAGTGAAGCCAACCCCTTTGACGACTTTGTTAAAGAGTACCGTGACGACCCCGTGAAGTTCGTCGTCGAGGTTTTGGGCGCAGATCCCCTGACGTACCAGAGGGAGTTTTTGCAAGCATTGGCAGACGGCGAGCGCAAGATGTCGATCAGATCGGGACACGGCACTGGCAAGTCCACGTCGGCTAGTTGGGCTATGCTGTGGTATGTTTTGCTGCGCTTTCCTAATAAGGTTGTCGTCACGGCGCCGACAAGTGGACAGCTTTTTGACGCCTTGTTTGCTGAACTGAAGCGGTGGATCGGGGAGTTGCCGCCACAACTGCAACCCATGCTGACAGTTAAGTCTGATCGGGTTGAGTTAGCTGCCGCCCCTTCCGAGGCGTTTATCTCGGCCAGAACGTCACGGGCTGAGACGCCAGAAGCACTAGCGGGTGTACACAGTGATAACGTCCTCCTTGTGGTGGATGAGGCGTCTGGTGTGCCTGAGAAGGTGTTTGAGGCTGCTGCTGGCAGCATGTCAGGC